TGCCCGACAATGGTGGTCGGCCGGGCACATTCGCTTGAGCTGCTTCAATCGTCGGCATAACGGCCCGCTTGAAGTCTTTTGTGAACTGCTTTCTTAGCGTGGTGTCAAACTTGCCTAACACACGCAAAGTTTCTTTCAGGCCTTCAACCCTGACCGGGGTGACATCAGCTACGGCGCGCATTGTTTTGTTCTTCTAAGACAGCGGCAACAGTGTTCAGTTCAACGAGATCAAACTCGACCGAAGGCGGCCAGTACCCGGTAGCCACAAGCACCTGCGCTAGGAGATAACCGAGCTGCCCGCGTCGGTAGGGTTTGCGTTATCACCCTCCAAAACTTCAGGCATGTCAGCTAGTTGCTCGATGAATAGGTCAAGGGTGGAAGGCACAACGATGCCCGCCTGCCGGGTGGCTTCATACGCAAAGAAACAAAGATCTTCAGCGCCGATCGCTTCGCCGATCGTTGAGATCTTCCGCTTCATTAAGCGCTCCCACTTTACGATCGTGGCGACATTCGTGACCACTTCGCGGCTTTCGCCGCCGATAGTGCGATAGGCAAGGGTGAGTTTCATAGGGTTGTCCTTTCGTCGGGCAAGGCTCCGCCCCGGGAGGCTTGCGTTGTTTTACTCTCAGCCTGAGGCTGAGGGATCATGAAGTCGCTTTGGTCAGGGTTCCACCCCTGAATACGAGCTGAATCGTACTGAGCTCTCCGAGGTTCGCCGCGATAGGTGTGTGCGTTTCGAGATACGCCGAGGCCAGTGTATAACTGGGATTCGAAGCTGATACAGCGCCCGATGATGGCTTGAGCACAAGTGTGGTCGTAGTGCCTACGAGCGCGTAGATTGTGGCTTCTGTTTCGGTAGCCGCATAGGACTGATAAAGCGTGACGGTCACTTCATTGTTCTGCAGACCGCTGGTGTACTTGCGGGCCGTGTCACCGAAGGCCGTTGATTCAAGTGCTTCAGCTGTGTAGGTAACAGTCGCGCTCGAGCACTGATCTGAAAGATCTACCGAGTTGATCGTCACGCTGGGGTTCGATAGGTAGGTTGAAGTAGGCATGTCCTTGGCTCCTTATTTCTCGGATGTTTTCTTCTTGGCAGTTTCCTCAGTGAGGTGGCCGCCTTCGATTAGTGCCGGGACATTTACCCCATCAAGCTCAGCGGCTTCAGCATCAAACACATCGCCGATCTTGCCGAGTCTTTCACTCGCAACTATTAACGCCATGTTTTCCTCCTAGCTTGTCTGAGCTTGTATTGAGATGTTGATTGAATACGAAGGGTATTCTACCCCGCCGATCATGGTGTTGCTTGGATTCCCATCAGTGACAGCGACTTGCTTGTTGAGTAGCGCGGCTGCGATCTCGAGCGCTGGGCGAAGCGCGTCAAGGTTGCTCGGGCCCATTGTCAAAATTATGCAGGGAAACACCATTTTGGCGATGTTGTAGTTGAAAGCCTCAAAGCTGGGTGCGTCGAGAAATACACAAGGCGGCTGAAGGTTCCTAGGATCGGTCACTACTCGAAGCCCCGAGATCTCAGCCAGCTTCGCGGCAAGGTTGTCTAGCGTGACATTGAACAGATCTGTGTAAGCCATTTAAGCGATCGCAGGCCGTGAGATTCCGAGCAGCTGCTTGATGATCGGGCTCAGCCCGGTAGGTACAGCTGTGGACATGTCCGAGAAACTAGCGAACTCATTGATGCTTGAGCGCTGCCTAAACAATGCGCCGCCGTACATGATTGTGCCTAGCGTGACATCCCCGGAAGGGCTCGTGGTGAGACTATCCACATAGCCGGACTCTTGCCTTCTACGCCAGCAGAAAGCGTTAGCTGCTGAAGCACACTGATCTAGGAAAGCATCATCAGCGACCGACACGCTAGTAAAGCCAAGCCATGCTTGAATCTGATCGCCTGTGATCCATGTGCAAGTCTGCGTGTAGGTGATTGTGCCTACCGGTATGGCTGCGCTACGAATTAGATCGTCGCCAGCGTCGTAAAACAGAACCTGATTAAGGATTGGCACGTCAAAGTTATAAAGCAGGTCGCCTTCGGAATCTGTGCCAATGTATTCGTACTGCGGTAATGCTCGAACCGTGTGTGTGCCGTTGAGCCCATGCCCTAATCCTGTCAGCGTGAACGACTGCCCTACTTCTAGGTCAATGTCCTGTAATAGTTCCACGACGGCATAGTCGTCTATGCGTGTGTGGAATGTGACGCTGGTTGTTTGTGTAGCCATGAGCCGAACCTCGGCCCTTTCGCTATGCCTGTGTGATCTTGCGGATCATTCCTGAGATCGCTGCGAAGGTCGAAGCATAGAGATGGAAGCTCATGGTTCTGCCGAGCACAGCAGGAACTTCGACGGACATGAGGCCCCTGATGGATTCGTAGTACTCGTATGCGTCGCCTGCGCCTTGGCCGACTCGGGTGATGATCATGGTCTTGGCTGCGAAGTTGGAATCAACTACGAGCTCGAGGCCGAGTGGGTTGCCGTTCCAAGAAACTGCGTTCTGTGATCCGAGCGCGTTTTGACCGCTGAGGCCGTTAGCGATAAATGGGAACACTGGACGGCCTGTGCTGTCTGCGAGCTGGCCGAGTTGTGCCCACACATCAACGCTCACGAACATGTGCGTCGGCATCCAGTTGCGGCCGCTTGAGATGTCGTTAGCTGCGTCATAAACAGACTTGAGAAGGTCGGCGAGCGTTCCATCCCATACGCCTGAAGCGTTCGCTGCTGTGAGCAAGTTGTCGGCTGCAAGGTTGTCTGATGCGATCATTGCTTCGCCCATTAAGTCACTGAGGATAAGCTGCATCGCTGCAGGCGAAGTGAAGTCAATGTCCTGCTGTGACAGCGTTACCTGTCCCGCGAGAGTGGTCTTGCTTATTGAGTTCGACGCGATCACCATCGTGCGAGCTGTTACTGCACTGAGTTCAGTTGATTGCGTTCCTACATCGGTGTGCGTGGTAATGGTCGGGCGAATAAAGGTCTTTGATGCTCCGCCATCCGGATAAGCGCGAGCGCCTACAGCATTAACACAAGGCCTCAAAAAATTAAGATCCTGCACCAATGGGCCAAGCACCGGCACTGGGAGGAGGCCTAAAGTGTCAGTCGTAAGCACATCGCCAGCTGCCGCTTGAAAAGCTGTGCGCTGTGACTTTGCGTGATCTGCGACTGCTGCGTTGATGTTCGCGAAAGTGTCGCCGCCTGTGTGGTATGCGGCCATGTATTCGCCCGCTGATGGCAGCTTGAACTCGCGCTTAGGTTGCGCAAATACGGTAGGAACGATCTGCTCCGGGCCTGCTGCTGTGATCTCGATTTCTTCGTTCATTGTTTCCTCCTCGACGGATTCGGCTGATTCGATTGATTCGTCGGGAGCTGTTTCGGGTTCGCCTTGTGAAGCGAGCACTGAAGTGATACTAGCACCGGCGAAGGCGGGAATCGGGACAAGGCTGAGCTCCTGCCATGTGGCTGCTTTGATCACGAGTGTGCCGTTGTCGTCGCGATAGAAGTCTGTCGCGTTGATGCCCACACTGACCGAATCAAGCACCCCTGCAGCGGCCAATGTGAGGGCTTCGTCGCCTGCTGGTGTTTCAACGATTGAAGCGCTGAACAGCATCCCTTCAGATGTTTCGGTTCTTTCGGTCACTAACCCGATCGGCTGTGTCGCGTCGTGGTACATGAACAGTTTCGGGGCTTTGCCATCGGTCGGCAACGATCCCGCTAGCAGTTTGATCTCAGTGCCATCGCTGACGATTGCGGGCGTGTTGTAGGGCACTGCGATGCCTGAGATCTGTCGGCGTGGTGTGTCACCGGCTGCAGCTGTGTATTCGACTGCGAACCCTTGCGAAAGTTTGAGCTCCATTTAGGCCATCTCCTCTTGTGTGTTTTCTTCCATTGGTGCGCCGGGAGCGTTGTCGGGCATTTGTTCTTGTTCGCCTGTTTCGGCGATCTCTTCAGCTTCAACCATTCCAGCGAGATACTCGTCGATGTCAAACTTGACATAAGTGCCGCGCGGCAGCACATTGTTCATCGAGAGAGTTTGTGCGACGCAGTCCATGTATAGGCGAGCGCCGAAGATGTACAGATCTTCTCGAGCGCTTCGAGCGTTTTGGTACGAATACGAGCCGATGTTCACCCCGGCTAAATAAGGCGGGATGTTGCCCAGTCTGCACATCTCGAGGGCTTGATAGTTCGCTGATTCGATCATAAGCATGTTGTCGGGTAGCGCTTTCGTTTCCATGTACTCGATGAACTCGTTGAGCGCTGCTGTTTGATTGTCGCGTCGTGCAGCGTTGAAAGCTTGAGCAAGATCGGCGAGCTCTTGAGCTGATAAGGGTTCGCCGCCAGTTTGACGAAGGACACCGCTCGGCAGCGAGCTTTCGGCGTTTCGATACCTTGAAGCTTCTAGCTTGAGCGCTGTCTGCACTGCGTTAGTGGACTGGTACACGATGCCTTGAATTGGGCTGATGAATTGCACAAGATCTTTCGGGTCGATCATGCCGCCCTGAAAATAAACTTCATTAGAAGGCGC